TTCGGATCGCCGGTTTCGTGGAGGTCACGGCCGCCATGACTGAGCGTATTTTCAATCTGGTCGTGCCGCTGGCTCACGAGGCCACCGCCATGCGCACCACGGATACCGACCGCCAGCGCGCGGCACGGTCCGGCGCAGTTTCCCGGCTGAGCAATCGGCCGGGCGACGTAGATAGCACGATACTTCCGGCTGGGCCTGGTATCAGAACTTCAACAACGGCAACCAGAACAACAACGATCAGAACAACGAGTTCCGCGCCCGCGCCGTCCGCAGATCGAAACCCCTTTTCGTTCGTCGAGCTGGTCGAGGCTTACCTCGACTGCCGGCGTACGAAGCGCAACACCGGAGCCGCCCTCGCTTTCGAACTGAACCTCGAACGCAACCTGCGGTGCCTTTACGACGAGCTGCTCGACGGAACCTATACGCCGGGCCGCTCGAAATGCTTCGTCATCAGCCGTCCGAAGTACCGAGAGGTCTGGGCAGCCGAGTTCCGCGATCGCATCGTGCACTGGCTGCTGTACAACCACATCGGCCCGCGCTTCGAGCGCTCGTTTATTGCCGACTCGTGTGCATGCATCGAAGGACGCGGCACGCTGTACGCCGCCCGACGCCTCGAAGCGAAGGTGCGATCTGTCACGCAGAACTGGTCGCGGCGCGCGCACTACCTGAAGCTCGACCTCGCGAATTTCTTCGTCAGCATCGACAAGCGCATCCTGCGCGAGCTGCTGCTCGCGAAGATTCGCGAGCCGTTCTGGCAATGGCTGACCGACGTCGTGCTGATGCACGATCCACGCACCGACTTCGTCTATCGCGGCGACCCGGCGATGATGGAGCGCGTACCGCCGCACAAGCGCCTGATGGCGCAATCGGCGCACCTCGGGCTGCCGATCGGCAATCTGTCGAGCCAGTTCTTTGCCAACGTCTATCTCGATGTGCTCGACCAGCGCGCGAAGCACGTGCTCGGCGCGCGGCATTACATTCGGTACGTCGATGACTTCGTGTTCCTGCATGAGTCGACCGACTATCTGAACGGAGTGCTAGCCGACCTGACCGCTTTCCTGCCCGCGCGACTTGGCGTGCGCATCAACCCTAGCAAGACGATCCTGCAGCCGATCGACCGCGGCGTCGATTTCGTCGGACAGGTGATCAAGCCGTGGCGCCGCGAGACACGCAAACGCACGCGTAACGAAGCGCTGCGCCGCGTAGCCGCCACACCGGCCGAGGACTTGGTGCCAGTCGCCAACTCCTATTTCGGACTGCTTCGACAGGCTACCGCTAACCATCACGATCGCGCGCAGCTCGCAAACGTCGTGCGCTCGCGCGGCCGCGCTGTTGATCGGGATTTCACGAAGACCTTCCGAGGGGCGTATGCCGATCAAAGCTGAAAATCGCGGCTGCTATCCGGCCAACTGGCCCGAGATCCGCGCACGCATCCTCGCGCGGGCCGACAACCGCTGCGAGCAGTGTCACGTCGCGAACGGCGACACGATCGTGCGCGGCATCGACACGGACGCCGGCACGTTCCAGCGGTTCGAGGGCGACGGCGAAGTCTACGCGGCCGATAACGGGCGGCTGCTCGGACGCTGCAAGGCGTCCGAATACTGCGGCAGCCGCTGGACGCGCATCGTGCTTACCATCGCGCATCTGGATCACGTACCGGAACACTGCGACGACGAGAATCTGCGCGCGCTGTGCCAGCGCTGCCATCTCGCATACGACGCGCAGCACCACGCCGAGACGGCGCGCTTGACACGCCGCGCGCGGCTCGCGATCGGCGACCTGTTTGCCTGACTATCTAGGACCAAACCATGACCACCGAAAACAACGCAGCGCCGAGCGGGCTGACGGATTCCGCGCTCAAGGAATTGAGCAATATCGCGAACGCTAAACGGTTCGACCGTGAGTATTTCGAAGATGACACGTCGTTCGCCGATTGGGTGCAGAGTCGCGCCCGCGCCCTTCTCGCCGCCGCGCCCAAGGCAGCAGAGCAAGCGCGTCCGGTCGCGTATCACTTCCATCGGTTCGTTGACGGTGAAGAACGTGCAGAGGACATCCTGATTGAGCGTGCCCGCTCGCTCGAATCCGCCATCAAAGAGGCCGTTAAATGCTGTCTGAAGCGCCCCATGACTGTGCTCGTGCACGCACCTGCCTGGGTCGGCACACTTCATGGCGGAGCACTCGTCGTTCGTTCGAACGAGGCAGCGGAGCAAGCGCCTGTAGATGCTGCGCGGGGTGAGCCAAACCACGCATCCGATCAGGCAGATGTGAAATTCGAAGCGTGGTGGGAACGCGTCTCGAAGGTTTACACGATGGGTAGCTACGACGATGGAGTTCGGCTTGCCGCGAGCATTCTTACCGAGAATGCGGCGCGGGCCGCATGGTCGGAGGCTCAACGATGAGGCGGAAAACGAAAAATCAAATCGTGCGTGAACTGCGGTATAGAGAGGCGCATGCGTTCGACGAGACAGCCAAGTTTGCTGCTGACTTGATCGAGAAGCAAGCCGCACGAATCGCCGAATTGTCCCGTGCCACCGCCCCCGCACAGCAAGCGGTACCGCTGACGGACGCTGCGCGCGACGTGCTCGCGGAGCGCCGCCGGCAGGTCGAGCAGGAAGGCTGGACGCCCGAGCACGACGATCAGCATGAAGACTGCGATATGGCTCTCGCGGCCATCGTCTATGCCGAGAGCGCAGTGGGCTATCACACGAGCTGTCCCGACACTTGGCCGTGGTCGCCCAAGTGGTTCAAGCCCACCACGCCGCGCCGCGACCTCGTGAAGGCCGGCGCGCTGATACTCGCCGAAATCGAACGGCTCGACCGCGCCGCCCTGCAATCCCATTCCGAAGGAGTGTAGGAGATGGCGGCAGTACTCGACCAGCCGCTTGAGCTGACCGATGCCGAGATAATCCGCATGACGGGCTACCGCCGTGCGGGCAAGCAGATCGAAACGCTAACGTCCCTCGGCATCCCGGCGCGCAAGCGTCCTGACAACAGCGTTCTCGTGCTGCGCGTGCATTGTATGTACCCTGTCGCGTCGCCCGAGCGCGCTGCGGCCGACAGGCCGAAGTTAAAGCCGATCACACGAAAGAAATGAATCGACGCCGCAAAACCCATCGCGGCCTGCCGCGGCGCGTTCAGGCGAAGCACGGGGCATATTACTTTTTCGCGCCGGCGCCGATGCGTAACCCGTGGACCGGAAAAATCCAGACGTGGATCCGCCTGTGCGCGATCGCCGACGGCGAGCCCGAAATGTACACGAAGCTCGGCGAGCTGATCGGCAACAAGAAGCTCGTCGACGGCACGATGCCGAGCCTTTGTGAAGACTGGAAAGACCGTAAGCTGGGGCGATACAGCGACGAAGTGCAGAAGGAGTACAGGCGCATGGCGGATGCGATCGCAGTCGCGTTCGAGGATTACACCGTCGGTGCGGTCACCACGAAGGACTGTGCCGACTTCCTGCGCGACAACTTCAAATCGAAGCACAACACCGCGCAGAAGTACGCAAACGTGCTCCGGAAAATATTCAAATTCGCGATCAGTGAACGCGGCTTTCGGCAGGACAACCCCTGCGACCAGCTCGACCTCTCGGACTACCAGACGAAACGGCGAGAGGTGTTGCCCGCGCACGCCGCTATCAAGGCGATCCGCGACGCTGCACTGATCGGCAAAGACGGTTTGCCTACAGAGTCAGGACCGATGTTCCAGTGCATCGTGGACATGTCGTATCTCGTGTGGCAGCGCGCGATTGACGTCAGGACGATGCTCGAAACGCAGATCAGTCCGACGGCGATCCGCTTCAAGCCGTCGAAGACTGCCGGTACGAGCGGCAAGGTGCTCGACGTCGAAATAACGCCGCAGATCCGCGCAGTGATCGACCGTGCGAAAGCGATCAAACGGAAGTACGGAATCATCAGCCCGTATCTTTTCCCAACCCAGAAGGGCGGCGCGTATTCCAAAACTGGGCTGCATTCGATGTGGAGGCGCGCGAAGGAACGGGCAAACGTGACGGATGGAATCCAGTTCAAGGATCTGCGCGCGCGCGGAGCGACGGACGCGGCGAAGGCAAAAGTGAACAAGGCAGAAATCCAGACGCGGCTCGCGCACACCACCGGGAAAACGACCGAGATATACATCAAGGAAGCCATTCCGGAAACATCATCGATCGATCTGAAATTGCCGTGGTGAACGCTATCAATATTAGACAAATGTCTAATATTCCGTCTAAAAACCGCTGTACGTACGCACACGTTGACGGAAAGCAAAAAACCCGCATAGCCTTACGCCATGCGGGTTTCATTCTGGTCGGGGCGAGAGGATTTGAACCTCCGACCACCTGCACCCCATGCAGGTACGCTACCAGGCTGCGCTACGCCCCGAAAGAGCGAGAAAGTATAACAGACCCTCCCGCCGTTTAAAACTGCAATACCGCTTCAAGCAAGGGCGAAACAGGAACAACGCGCGCCGCAACCAAACCTCAATGCCC